GAGCCTTTAAGAGAACATAGTAGAAAACCTGATACAGCAAGATCAAGAATTGTAGAATTGTGTGGAGATTTACCTAGAATTGAGTTGTTTGCTAGACAACGAGTTGAGGGTTGGGATTGTTGGGGAAATGAGGTATAAGAATCACTAATGAAAAGCGACATAAATAAGGCAGAAAAAAAGAAACAAATAGGCAGACCACATAAAGCTATTGATGAAAAAATACTAGCAAATTTAAGTCAAATAGGATGCACACAAGAAGAAATAGGTAGCATTGTAGGAATATCAGCTAGGACATTACAGAGAAGATTTGCCGATTTATTAGAGGTTAATAAAAACAAAGGTAAAGCTAGTTTAAGAAAAAAAATGTACGAAAAAGCCATGAAAGGTAACGATAAACTTTTGATATGGCTATCTAAAAATTACTTGAACATGGTAGATAAAGTTCACACTACAAATACTACTGAGCCTTTACCATTAATTATAGAAGCTAAAGCTGAAGAAGTTAAAGACTTAAATGGCAAAGAAAAAAGGTAATGTATATGGACAAGTAGTTGTCTATGAGAAAAAGTTTAAAGGCACATCTATTGGTAAAAATCCAAAAAAAGTAAATTCAATGAACAAGCATAAAAGAAAAGGTAGAAGCAGAAAACAGCTTAGATACAGAGGACAGGGCAGATGAATAAACGATCTAACTTCTATGCAAATGGAGAGATAATTGATTTTAGATTGCCACAAGATTATAGACCATCAACCGGTAGAGGTAGCTGTGGGAATTGTGGTTTGTTTAGCCAAAAATTTATGTTTTGTGGGCTGTATCGCTGTAAAGGAGTCAGAGATACTTATGTTTGTAACAAATGGAGAAAAAGACATTTTAGAAGATAATGGAACTTATAATTTTAAATGATGGCTTGTATCAGTTAGTTCCTGTAACAAAAGAAATTCTTAAAGGCATAGAAATTATTAGTGAAGCTACTTGTTCTGACATCTGTGATATTTTAAGACTTAAACTTACCGGATATGTAGATAGTATTAATCTTCATGTAATGAATGATGGTAGTGGTTATCTTTTTGGGTGCATTTGTAGATGATTAGTGTTATTTACAAATTATGTCTATTCATGGAAAAAGAAAACTTAATAAACCTTTTAGAACACCATCTGCTTCAAAGAAGTTTGGAGTATATGTAAGAAACAGAAAAACAGGCAGAGTACAAATAGTAAGATTTGGCTCGAAAAGGTTATCAATCAAAAAGAACATACCGAGTAGGCAGAGATCGTTTATGAAAAGGTTTGCACCTATTTTAGCTAAAGCTAAACGATCAGGAAAACAGCTAAACCTACAACCTGTCTTTTGGGCAGTAAAGAGTTGGCGAAAAGGATTTAAGATATGAGCAAAAAAGACGATACAATTAAAGTTAGTTCAGAGTCTAAGTTACAGCTACCACTCGCTAATTTAATTGGGATAATTCTTGTCGTAAGTGGAGCAGTATTTGGCTATGCAAATCTTACAGGTAGGATTGGAGCATTAGAGACAGCAGATACTTTGATGGAAAGTGATCTTTTGAAAAAGGCACAGCAAGAGCCAAAGAACTTAGAAATGTATATGCTTATAGAACATTTAGCATCTCAAATAGAATCTATTGAAAAAGAAATAGAAGCTAGTAGATACAACAAAGTCAATATAGATCATTTAAAAGAGCAAGTAGATAATATAAATAAACAAATAGAAAAATTAAGAAATGGTAGTCACTAATGGAAACAATTATAGCTTTATTGATGTTTGTAGGTGTAGATCAAAAACTTGTTGAGATGACTTGGACTCCAAGCATAAGCAAATGTTTAGAAAAGAAAAGAATAGCAACTAGGAACAGCAACGCAGTTTATATGTGTTCTAAAGTAAAAGCTGAGTTAGATGCAGATAACAAAATACTAAGGATAGAAAAATTAAAATAATTTATGAGTTTTAACAATGATAGATTGGGTGTTAAAAAAACTAGAAAAGGTATCAAGAGCAATATTCCATTGGACATGGAGAGTTCAGGTACACAGAAAATATTACAAAAAGAAGAAGTAGATGAAATGGATTTTAGTTGTTGTTATGTGTTCAGGTTGGCAGAATATGTGTCTCGACCCTTTTGTATTTAAAGAAAAGTATGATGATGTATATTCATGTATGATAGATGGCTATACAAAAGCTATTGAGAAAACTGAGGAACTTGGAAGAAAAGAAGTAAATGCACATAAGATATATATAAAGTTTGATTGCTATGAAGATTCTACTCACAAAACCCCAGCATCAAATAAGCCAATCGAAGAAAAGGTTTCGAGTATTAATATCCGGTAGAAGATTTGGTAAGACATATCTTGCTATAACTGAGATGATGAAATATGCGTCTCAGCCAAATCAAAGAATATGGTATGTAGCACCAACACTAAAGATGGCTAAAGATATTTGCTGGAGTCAGTTAAAAGAAGTTCTTAATCAGTTTAATTGGATTGAAGATATTAACGAAACCACACTTACAATAACCATTAGAAAAACAAATAGTACAATATCACTAAAGTCTGCTGATATGCCTGATACTCTTAGAGGTACAGGTTTAAACTTTTTAATATTAGATGAGTTTGCTGACATAGATAAAAGAACTTGGTTTGAAGTATTAAGAGCATCTATATCAGATACACTTGGTAGTGTGCTTATGTGTGGAACACCTAAAGGTTATGGAAACTGGTCATACGAGATGTTTGTTAAAGGTAAGACCGACCCTGAGTGGGATAGTTTTCAATATACTACTTTACAGGGTGGTATGGTATCTGAGAAAGAACTTAATCAAGCTAGATCAGACTTAGATCAAAGAACATTTAGACAAGAGTTTGAGGGTACTTTCGAGAATTATGCTGGAGCAATATATTATAATTTTCATCCAATAGACTCAGTAGTTAATAAACCTGTTGATTATAATAAACCTTTTTTTATTGGTATGGACTTTAACACCTCGCCAATGTCAGCTTGTGTTGGTCAAATAGAAAAAGATAAGATTTATATTGTAGATGAGATAGTTATTTATGGCTCTAATACTGACGAAATGTGCGAAGAAATAAGAAATAGATATGGATATAAAATACCAATAACTATATTTCCTGACCCAGCCTGTAAGCAAAGAAAGACATCTGCTGGTGGAAGAACAGATTTATCTATTTTACAAAATGCTGGTTTTACAATTAAAGTTAAAAGCAGACATCCAGCAGTTAGAGATAGAATCAATGCAGTTAATTCAAAACTTAAAGATAGTAAAGGTAATAGACATATTTTTGTTTCCAATTCTTGTAAATTTATTATAAAAGGATTACAACGACAGACTTATCGAGAAGATACTAATATTCCTGATAAGGAGTCAGGATTCGACCATCTTAACGATGCTTTAGGTTATATGATTGATTACTTAAAACCTTTAGTTGTTCAGATGCCTAAGTCGAGACCAACAAGATGGACAATGAAATAGATTATGGCATATTCAAGAGACGAAGCATTTGAAACCCACAAAGACTACAAAGAAAATGTTAATCAATGGGAATACTTTATCAGATCATTTAATGGTGGCTACGATTACACAATCGGACAATATTTAAACAGATATAATTTAGAATTAGATGTAGAGTATAATCAAAGGCTTGGTAATACACCATGCGATAATCATTGTAAAAACATCATACAAATATACTCATCATTTTTATTTAGAGTAAAAGCATCAAGAGATTTTGGTGCTATGGCAGATGAGCCTAGTTTAGAATCATTCTTAAAAGACGCAGACTTAGATGGAAACCATTTTGACTCTGTTATGAAACAGGCTCAGAATTATGCTTCTATTTATGGACATTGTTTTTTAGTTTTAGATAAACCAAAGGTAACAACAAACACAAGAGCAGAAGAACTAGAGCAAGAGATCAGACCATACATATCAATATTAACACCTGAGAATGTTTTAGATTGGAATTTTAAAAGAGAAATAAATGGTAAATACACACTAGATTATCTTAAAGTAAGAGAAGAAGTAGATAAGGATGGAGGAACTTACTTTAGATTATGGTATCTTGATAGGATTGAAACTATCTATGCGAAGTCAGATAGAGACGAGCCTGTTGTAATAGATACTGCCGATAATCTGATTGGCAAGATACCAGCAGTTATCTTATACAATTCCAAATCGCACAAAAAAGGGATTGGTCAATCAGACCTTACAGACATAGCTGATTTGCAGAAAGCTATCTACAATGAATTGTCAGAAGTAGAACAGCTTATTAGATTAACGAATCATCCTAGTCTTGTTAAGACTCCATCGGTAAATGCTAGTGCTGGTGCTGGTGCTGTAATTGAAATGCCTGAAGAATTAGAGCCAAACTTAAAACCATATTTACTTCAACCATCAGGGCAAAACTTACAAGCAATAATGGAGTCTATAAATAACAAAGTAAATGCGATAAACAGAATTGCACATACAGGAGCAGTAAGAACTACAAAACAAGCAGTATCATCAGGAATAGCTTTACAAACAGAATTTGAATTACTTAATGCAAGACTATCAGAAAAAGCAGATAATCTACAAATAGCAGAAGAACAACTATTTAGATTATATGCTATGTTCCAAAATGCTACATTTGATGGAGAAATAAATTATCCTGACTCATTTAACATCAGAGATTATGCTACTGATCTTATTTACTATCAACAAGCCAAGTCTATTGGTATTGGGTCTCCTACATTTATGAAAGAAGTAGATAAAGAGATCGCAAGAGCAGTAGTAGATGACAATGAAAAGCTGAATGAGATATTTGATGAAATAGACTCAGCCTCAGAAGTTGGTCAATTTACACAAGACGAAACTGAACAAGAAGATCAAGAAGTAGAGCAAGAAGAAATTTAATGAATGTCAGATATAGTACAAAAATCAACTGAGTATCGTATCAAACAAATTGAGATAGCAGAAGCAAATTATTATAGATCACTCGTAAAAGCCTTAGATAAAATTGAAAGAGAAGTTGTTGCATTAGCAAATAAAGATTTAAGAAGAACAACTGATGGAAAACTTATCGAACTTCAAACAGCAATAGCAATAAGACCAAAGATAAAAGCAATACTTGACAAAGAGTATTTAGCTTGGTCAGATGGAGTAGTCAGAGAGGGTTTTACAAAACAAGCAAAGAGAATAGAAAAAGCATTTAAAAGAATAGGTAATATTCCTGTTGAGTTTCAAGAACTTACAAAAGGAGATTTAGCTTTAGTAAAGAATTTAAAGCAACAATATTTTACACAATTCAAAGATGTGTCTAATACATTTACAAGACGATTATCAGAAGTAACATATCAGAATGTATTAGTAGGAAATGATTTTACAGAAT